TACAGAGTAAAAAAATGCCCCTGAACATAAGTTCGGGGGCAAAAAAAACTAAGGAGATACCATGAAGATACCGGAATCAGAATACACCATTAGCCCTGATTGACAAGCACCATGAGTCAATTCAAAGCGAGCCACGCCCCCATATGGGTGCGTCAATACTTGGGCATCCCTGCGACCGGTGGTTATGGTTGTCTTTTCGGATGGCCGTTGTAGAAAAGTTCCCAGGGCGTATCCTGCGCCTGTTTAGGCGTGGTCAAAACGAAGAAGCACAGGTCGTGTCAGACTTGCGAGCCATTGGACTGAATGTGCAAAAGACAGGCACAAATCAGGCAAGGGTAGACTTTGGATGCCATGTGTCAGGCAGCATTGACGGCATCGTTGAGTCAGGGGTGCCTGAAGCGCCCAAGACACCCCATGTGCTGGAGATCAAGACGCACGCTAAAAAATCATTTGATGATTTAGAGAAGAATGGCGTTGAGAAGTCTAAGCCCATGCACTATGTGCAAATGCAAATGTATATGGTTGGGATTAAAGCAGACAGGGCATTGTATGTTGCAGTGTGCAAGGATGATGACCGCATCCACACTGAGCGGGTTAAATTGGACAAAGCTGTGGCGCAAAAGGCAATTGACCGTGGGCACCGGTTGGTCAAGTCTGAGCGTATGCCACCACCATTGTCTACCGACCCAACATGGTTTGAATGCCGATTCTGTGCGGCGCACGAATTTTGCCATAAAACGCAGCTAACAAAAGAAGTTAACTGCCGCACCTGCGCCAACAGCACAGCTAAAGATGACGGCACTTGGCACTGTGAACAGTACGATGTTGCGTTGGACTTTGAAAACCAAAAGGCTGGATGCGAAGCGCACGTTTTGCACCCCGATTTGGTGCCGTGGCCACATAAAGTTAAAGACAATGCAATCACTTGGATTACACCCCAAGGCGACATTAAGAACGGGCAAAGCGATTGGGAAACTTTTACAAGTCGTGAGATTGTGGCTAACCCTACTGCGTGTGCCAGTGGTGATCGCTTTGTAGAAGATATGCGTGAGAACTTTGGTGCGAAGGTGGTGGGATGAGATATCTATCAGTATGTTCAGGAATAGAAGCAGCGACTGTTGCTTGGCATGACTTGGGTTGGCAACCTGTTGCTTTTTCAGAAATTGAGCCATTTCCCTCTGCGGTCTTGGCACATCATTATCCAAATGTTCCCAATCTTGGGGACATGACTAAATTTAAGGAGTGGGACATTGGAACAATTGACCTTCTTGTTGGCGGAACCCCCTGCCAATCATTCAGCGTTGCAGGGCTTAGAAAAGGTCTTGAAGACCCCCGTGGAAACCTTGCCCTTACCTATGTTGGAATTCTTGATAAGTTTAGACCCAAGTGGTTCGTTTGGGAAAACGTGCCTGGTGTCCTCAGTAGTGGATCAGGACGGGACTTTGGTTCCTTCCTCGGGGCGGTGGGGCAAATCGGGTATGGGTTCGCCTATCGGGTGCTTGACGCTCAATACTTTGGAGTGGCCCAGCGACGCAGACGTGTGTTCGTTGTCGGATGTCTTGGAGACTGGCGCAGTGCAGCAGCGGTTCTTTTTGAGCGCCACAGCCTGTCAGGGCATCCTGCGCCGAGCAGAGAAAAGGGGCAAAAAGTTGCCCCCGCAGTTAGCACAGGCGCTCCATTCAGTCGCACAGGCAACGAGCGAGTTGAATGCGACGCCATAATTCCAGTTTCTGATCCTGCCTATTGCCTTGAAACAACTTGCAACGATTATAGCCGAGCAGATGGCTTTAATATGATTGCGCAGCCTATTCCAATACACGATCAGGCCACACGGCACGCAGGTAAGCACGGCGATAAACAGGATGGCAAGGGCAATGGGTTGGGCATTGGCCAACCTGGCGATCCTATGAATACTTTAACTAAAGGTGATCGTCATGCGGTAGCTCAACCCATCCCTCTAGACCTACGAAACGCAGGGCGTGACCCAGAAAAGTATGACGAAATAAATCGTCAGGGCGTGGGGATTGGTGAAGCGGGAGACCCCGCCCATACGCTGACAACAGCTTGTGTGCATGGCGTGGCGCAGCCAACCGCCTACGCCTTTGACAGCCTATCCTCCAACTCCATGAAATCAAGCAACCCTGATAGCGGTGTCAATCAAGTTGAAGTTTCTAAGACTTTGGATACCTCCAGAGGGCTTGACCCGTCTTGCAATCAGGGAGGCTTGGGGTTGGTTCAATCAATGGCAGTACGCCGCCTAACTCCAACCGAGTGCGAGCGCTTGCAAGGCTTTCCTGACGGATACACCAACATCCCTTGGCGCAAGAAAGAAGAATCGCCAGACGGGCCTAGATACAAAGCGCTAGGTAACTCAATGGCTGTTCCAGTTATGAAATGGATTGGTCAAAGGATTGCTAATGCTTCGTGATTATCAACAACGCACCATAGATCAGTTATACGACTGGTTTAACAACACCCCAACTGGTAACCCTTGCTTGGTGCTCCCCACTGGGTCGGGGAAGAGCCACATCGTGGCGGCGCTGTGTAAGGACGCGCTGCAATCTTGGCCAAAAACAAAAATTTTGATGTTGACGCATGTTAAAGAATTGATTGTTCAGAATGCAGAGAAAATGCGACTCCATTGGAAGGGCGCACCTTTGGGTATTTATAGCGCAGGGATTGGTAAGCGTCAATTAGGTGAGCCAATTACTTTTGCCGGCATTCAATCGGTGAGAGCCAAGGCAGCATTGCTTGGGCACATTGATTTAGTAATTGTGGATGAGTGTCACCTGGTGAGCCACAAAGACGAAGGCGGATACCGCAAGCTTTTAAACGACCTGCAAGCGATCAATTCCAATCTTAGGGTGGTAGGCTTGACTGCCACGCCTTATCGCCTTGGGCACGGTTTAATCACGGATAAGCCGGCGTTATTTGATGCATTGATTGAGCCGGTGAGTATTGAAGAATTAGTGTACAAAAAACATTTGGCGACATTGCGTAGCAAATTAACAGCCGAGCGCTTGGATGTGAGTGGGGTACATAAGCGTGGTGGCGAATACATTGAATCAGAGTTGCAAGCCGCGGTGGATAACCAAGACAAAAATAAAGCTGTTGTGCGCGAGGTGATCAAACTTGCCGCTGATCGTAAAGCGTGGCTATTTTTTTGCGCTGGTGTCAAACACGCGCAGCACGTCTGCCAAGAGTTGATTGCTCAGGGCGTGGCTGCTGCGTGCGTGACGGGCGATACACCCAAAGCAGAACGTGACCGGTTACTGACGGAATTTAAAGCAGGGCGTATCCGTGCGTTAACCAACGCCAATGTGTTGACCACAGGTTTTGATTACCCCGACATTGACTTGATTGCCATGTTGCGCCCGACCATGAGCGCTAGCCTTTATGTGCAGATGGCAGGGCGTGGTATGCGCCCCAAGAGTCACACCGACCATTGCTTGGTGTTGGACTTTGCAGGGGTGGTTGAAACGCATGGCCCAATCACCAACGTGCAGCCACCAAAGAAAAGTGGATCCGGTGAGGGCGAGGCACCGGTCAAAGTGTGTGATGAGTGCCATGAGATTGTGCATATCTCTGCCAAGGTTTGTCCAAACTGCGGCCATGAGTTCCCGCCACCGGCAGAAAAGAAGTTGGTGTTACGCCAAGACGACATCATGGGTCTTGAGGGTATGGACATGCAGGTTACAGATTGGCATTGGCGCAAGCACATTAGCCGTGCTAGTGGAAATGAGATGATTGCGTTGACTTACTATGGTGGACTGACCGACCCGCCGATTACTGAGTACCTTCCTATTTTGAATCGAAGTGTTGCCGGCAATAGGTCTATGCAATTGCTTCATGACATAGCAAGGCAGTCAAACGCCACGCTATCGGGCATTAATCAAGCCGCAGAGCCATTGACGTATTTAGTTGTGCAAATGAATAAGTCCAACGCACCCAAGCTTATTTCTTACAAACGTGATGGCAAATTCTATAAGGTGGTTAAGAGATTATGGTGATTTCAGAACACCTGGAACAAGCGCACCTTGTTATGTGGTTTCGCAGAACATATCCGGATATATTGATCTTTGCCATTCCTAATGGCGGGATGCGATCCAAGTCGCAAGCTATGAAACTTAAGGTTGAAGGCGTGGTGCCTGGTATCCCTGACTTGTTTGTGCCTGAGTGGAAGCTGTGGATTGAGATGAAAAAGGTCAAGGGTGGCAAGATATCGGCAGAGCAGCAAAGCATGATAGATTATTTACAAAGTGTTGGATATTCTGTTATTGTGGGACTTGGTGCTGATGATGCCAAGGCGCAAATACTGGAGAACCGCAATGCTAGAACCTAAAGATCGATTCGTAACAATTAGAATGCCAATTGAGTTGTTCAAAATAATTAAAGAGCAAGCCGACAGCCAAACCCGCTCAATAAGCCGGCAAGTTATTCACTTGGTTAAAGTTGCGTTGGAGAAAAAATGACCGACCGCATAGAAGAAATATTCCAACAAGTAATGGATGAGGATTGTTCCGAGCCATTGCGTCGCTTTGCCGAACTGGTGGCCGCCGATGAAAGAAATAAGTTTTGTACGTTTTTAAT